CCAGGCATTGACATGTTCGGCATTGTCCCGCAGTGATCTGCCGGTTTCTTTGCTGATTTCGTTAGCCAGGCCACGCCCGTCGATGTTCTTACTGATGTACTTGGCGATGTAGCTGGTCGGCGTACCCTTGCGCGGGTTGATCAGCTCAGACTTAAATCGCGGGCCGGTATTGTTGCCCAGCTCCTCGCGGTCCTCACGGATGGCAAATTTACGCAGCAGCGCGGTGATGGATTTGCGGTCTTTTTTGCGCATGAAGCAAAGCAGGTGCCAGTGCACGGTGCCGTCATGGTGTGGCTCAGCAACGCGGACGCCATACCAGCGCAGCCCGGCTTTGTGCATCGCCTTACGGAAGCCGGCGAACATATTTACCAGATAATCGCTGCTCTGCCGGACCGTGGCACTGGTCCATTTCGGGTTTGGCCTGCCGTTATTGAGCGTTGCGTGAAAGCGTGACGGGCAGGTGATGGTATAGAACACGGCGCATTCACCACGCATTTCTGCGATCAGCTCCAGCCCTTTAACGCAGGCCATCATTTCGTTACGCCGGTGCGCCGGATTGCTGCTGCTGGCGTTTACCACGTCTTCCATATCCAGCGTATCGCCCTGCTCATTGGTCAGCTCATGCGAGCGGAAGAACTCCAGCGATTTGCGGCGCTGTTCGCGTTTATGGATCACGGCCTCATAGCTGACATACGGGGACGCCTTTTTGTTAACCAGGCAGACGGCGCGCAGCTGTTCTTCCCGCCATTCACACCGCATCTGCCACAGCTTGCGATACCACCAGTCAGCACAGAGCATACGGGCAAGCGAACCCGGAATAAGTTCGTATGGGACCGGGTTACGGCGGTGCTTTTTACGGCGCAGCTGCTCGAAAGCTGGCGGGATAATATCAAGGCGCATGGCCTCAGCAGCCACCCTTTCCCATGACCGGCGGATCTCTTCCGGCGTAACGTCTTCATCCGTAAACAGCTCACCGCAGGCAGCATCCAGACACATGCTCATGTGTGCCGCCACCAAGGTAGATAACCGCTTAACCTGATCCTGGTTCATTTCCGGCAAAACCAGCAGGCCATCCAGCCCGTCGTGGCTCGCCATAAACCGGAATGATGCAGAAACCTGGCTGGCACGCACGCGCTCCAGGCGTTCAAGGCACGGCCTGATGGTTTCACGTAGATAGCGGGAATATGCCTTCGGCTTTCCCAGGCCCTCGAAATATTTAATGCGCTCAAGCAGTGGCTTGCTGATATGTGATGGTTCAGCGCTTACGTCTGCCAGAATCACCAGATCGGGATTACACCGCTGCTGCTCGCGGGCCATTTTGGCGCGACTGATCAGCCGGTCCTGCTCCATTTCACGCTGAACAGGATCACGGGCTTCATTGTAGAAATAGCGCTCCCAGACCTCATCGCTCATCGCCTCACGGCGCAGCTGCTCCTGCTCGTTGTCGCTGGCGTAGAGAGCAATCAGGTTTGAAAGCGCAGATACCGGCGCAACTTCCGCCGGGTCCACATACGGGTTAACCGCTTTTTTCGGGGCATTCCAGACAAAAGCAGCGGCGGCATCATTTACACCGCCGTAGTTTTTAACGTCGTGATGGCTCACACAAATACTCTCTTTGGAAAGTTTCGTAAGACGCACTCACGTCTGGATACACTGCCAGATCAAACCCGTACCCGATCAGAGGTTGAGAAACAGCGATAATTTCAGTTGCAGACTTACCATCACCACCGGCAACGCCCATACTGCGTTTTGCGTTAATACGTTGGCGGGTAAAATTCTGGTAAATCTCGCTCGTCAGCTCGGTTTCACTGTTCGACACAACAACCTGATGGCCTGCTGATGCCAGTACATCAAGAGTCGTCGCCAGGCGACGCTGTTCAAGCTCATTGAAACCATCAGTGTGATAATCGGTAAATGTTCCGTCATAAGGTGGGTCGCAATAAATCACATCACCTACTTTGACCATCGCTAAAGTTTCCTCATAGCTGGCACAAATGAAGGTGGCGCGTTTTGCTTTCTCTGCAAATGCTCTGATTTCGTATTCCGGGAAATATGTTTTTTTATAATTCCCGTATGGAACGTTAAATTCACCTTTCCTGTTATAACGACACAGGCCACGATAGCCGTGGCGATTGAGATATAGGAAATATACTGCTTTCATGAAATCAGTAATTTCAGAGGAATGATTAAATTCATGCCTAATGTTGTAATAAGCTCCCTCTCTGTTCGCAATCGCAAAAATATTTTTTGCGCGTGATACGAAAGCTTCACAATCAAGGGCAATTTTTTTATAAAGATTGATAAGATCTGGATTAATATCCGCGACAAGATAATGAGGATACTCTGTCGCCATCATCACAGCGCAGGAACCCGCGAAAGGTTCTACCAGTCGCGGGCCTGCAGGCAGGTGCTTTTTCAGCTCATGCATGACGGCGGTTTTATTGCCCGCCCATTTCAGGATGGTGCTCATACAGCACCCCCATTGTAATGTTTGCCTTTCAGCTCTGCGATTTCCTGACAGGTGATGCAGCACTGCACGCCAGGAATAGCGCGGCGGCGGGCTGGCGGTATTGGTGCGTCGCAGTCAATGCACAAGACACGGGAAACGCCCGGCGCTTTACTGCGGGCGGTGTGGATATGCCGCTGGCGTTCTTCTTCAACGCGCTGCTGTACGAGATCCATAGAATCAGCCATCAGTGGATCTCCTGCGCTTCGTTCTGGATGTTTTCCGCAGCAACGCGCAGCAGCTCCGCCGCCTCAACGTGATTAAGCTGGCGCGATGTGATGTGACACGCCAGGCTATCAAGGCGGGCAACCATCGCCGCAGCACGTGCACGGCGTTCTTCCATGCGGGCCTCTGTCAGTATCTGGTTAAGACCGGCATCATCCGGGCTGATTTTGTTGGAACGGGTTTCGATATTTCGCATTGTTGTTTCTCCTGAATTTGGGCAAAAAAATGCCCGGCGGGTTTACGCCTAAAATTTGGTTTTTATTACCCAGAGGTAGCCCGCAAAGAGCGGGCTATATATTCACGGCTTCTTTATCATCGGAATTATCAGCGTAATAACACCGACAACCAGAACACCATCAACCAGGACAGACATTGCCCGGCTGGTAAAGTCCACAGCCACCACCAGAAACAAAAGCACCGCGGCGGCGGCCCAACGACATTTACCTATCACAGATGGTTTTCCAGACGCAGCCCCAGAACTGCGGCGATCTCTTCCAGCACCTTGCGTTCTTCCGGCTCCACTTCGCCGTCAGCTTCAGCGATGGCCACAGCCACATCCATCACATCTTCAGCTTCGCGGGTATCGTGCTTAACATCTTCAATTTCGCGCAGAGCCGCACGGCGACCAATTTTAAAGTTGGTATCCAACTGCCCGATGATCGTTGCGCTGATAGCGTTAATCTCAGAGGTAAAAGCCGCCAGCGCTGGCTGATTACGCAGCACCTGCTCAATCTTTGCCTTCTCTGACGCTTCGCACTCGCCGTCAGCGTACGCAACCAGATAGGCTGCATTAACCACAGCCTGCGCCAAATCACGCTTTTCAAACTTTTTAACTTCCGCTGCTGCTTTACGTGCTTTTTTAGCAAACCCAAAAAATCCCATTTTTATATCCTCAGTTGTTTATGATGGTCTTCACAACGCCAGCCGTAATAGACAATTGGCAGGCGCTTATTAATTCGGCATGGTTAGCCGTTTTGGAAATAAGCTCACCACTGCACGGAAATGGTTCATAGCCTTAATCAGCTCCCGCTTTTCGTCAGTCGTCAGCTCACTTACATTGACGCTATGACGTTCCGCCGGAATCTTTGCCATATAGAAAATTGCAGCTAACGCACGCTCATTCTGTTTATGGTTAATATCCCGTGGGTTCCGCATATCGCTAATAAACCGCTCAAGCTCAGACTCAATATTTAAGCCAAACACTTTCGCCCTTAATTCTGCGATATGGTTTAACCCCTCAAGGCGTTCGCCTGGGCTTAACGGAACAGTTGCCGCAGCGCCTTCAATAGCCATGGCTTCCCCTGGTTAGTCGTGGACAAGTCAGCCAGCAGCGCATCCTGCGACCGGCACGGATGCCAGCGCTTGCCATCGGTCCCCATGATCCAGCCATGCCCGAAATGAGGTGATGGACTTTGCTTAACGAGAAGCGATGCGAGAGATGGTTGTTTAGTCAACATATCCACCTCAGAGCAGACCGAACGACGCGCCGAGGCCCGTCACGGTATCAACTGCGCTTGTCATTGCCGGACTGGTCTGCAGACGCGCCTGCAGCGTCACTGCGGTTAATGCCATCAGCCGAGTAACTGAATTTATGCTATCAACAATCTGACGGCGCCCTGCCGTTGTGTGCGCTTCGCCGGAAACAGCGCCGGCAGCCACGCGGCCGATTTCTGCCGTAGCTTTTAGTACATAATCCGGCATCTTTTCGCGAGCGACTTCGTTTAGCGGCACGCACGGGAGGCAGTGGATCTGCGCCAGGAAGCCATCAACCAGCGTGGAATCCTCAGTAAGATCGGTAAGCAGCCAGATTTCCGGCGTGGTCAGTTGGTGCGGTTGGTCTGGGTTTAGCTTATTGCGCAGAGTCTGAACATTCATCCCGGCACGCCCTGCCAGCTTCGTCATGTTATGACGCAGTGCGAAAGCCCGGCAGGCTTCATCAAAATGCGGATGTTTGGAAATTCTGAAATCAAACATGTTTTTGGCCTCTCTATATCCCAAAATGGAACTATCAGGCTTGCATTGCGATTTCGCAGCCTTGAGCCGCTTCCATCGTCAATGCAAACATGTTTACTTCGATAAGGCTGTTTACCCCTTCCTTTTTTCGAATTGGAAGGCGACCTTCACGGATCATTTGGCGGGCGTAGCTGAGTTTGTAACCGGTACGGCGGCAGAACTCATCCAGGGTAATGAATGGTTCAGACACCACAAGATTGATGCTAGGGCGCATTGATAATTGGCGACTCATGATGCACTATTCCTCGGTTTGGGTGCCTAACTCACTATTAGGCACTGTTTAACACTATTCACAACATCTTGAATCGAGATATTAGGATCACAAAACAATCATGTCAACACGAAACTTAACGAATAAAGATGACGTAAAGCTGATTCGAGATTTCATATCTCAAAATAGAGGCGGAAAAGAGGTCATTGCTCGCATTCTGGAAGCTTATGGTTTCACTACCCGCATAGCCCTCTGCCATCAGCTTGGCGTCTCGCAAAGCACTATGGCTAACAGGTATGCACGCGATACCTTCCCAGCCGACTGGGTGATCGTTTGTCATCTTGAAACAGGAGCATCACTAATTTGGCTTAGCACAGGGGAAGGAAGCAGGTTCCTTGGGGGCAACGATGAAAATATCACCTATTTAAAACGCATGGACATCACGAATGGGAATATCTCAACCCAAAACGATGTCATAGCTGATACATCGACAATTCCAGAGGGCTTGAATTCACCGTTCATCCTGAATGCTGACAAAATGACCTACCTTGCTGACCGTTACGATGGCGAATTGGTAGATGGGTTCTGGTTCATTGAAATTGATGGGATTGTAAGCGTCCGCGAGCTGTACCGCTTTCCCGGCGGACGCGTGCGAGTTGAGAATGGCAAGGCCTCTTTCGAATGCAAAATTGATGACATAAAAATCCTTGGGAAAATAATCACTCGTACAGAGAGCATGTGAATTATGGCAGTTTCAAAACTACCTAACGGAAAGTGGCAGGCTCAGGTTTTCCCAAACGGTAGGGATGGAAAGCGCATCCGTCGCCAGTTCGCGACCAAAGGGGAGGCTTTAGCATTTGAGCGCCACATAAAAGATCAGGCTCAAGATAAGCCATGGCTGGGCGAGAAAACTGATAAACGCCGCGTTCGGGATTTGGTTACAGCTTGGTATAACGCACATGGCGTTACGCTTGCTGATGGTGAAAAGCGTAAAGGCGCAATGCAGTTTGCCTGTCTCGCAATGGGTGATCCCCTCGCTACAGAATTCAACGCTAAACTGTTCTCAACTTATAGAGAACAGCGGCTAAGCGGAAAAATAACCCGCTCTGATCGCGTTAAGGCTGTCACCCCTCGCACGGTTAACCTTGAACTAGCTTACTTTCGGGCTATGTTCAACGAGCTGAAAAGACTTGATGACTGGACAGCACCCAACCCTCTTGAAAACGTCAGAGAGTTTAAGATCGCAGAGATTGAGCTGGCCTGGCTTACAGTTGAGGAAGCGGCTCGCTTGCTGGAAGAATGTGAAAAAAGCAAGGCGGAGGATTTAACTATGATTGTTAAAATCTGCCTTGCAACCGGAGCAAGATGGGGTGAGGCGGAAAGCTTAACTGGAAAGCAGATAAGCCCCGGCAAGATCACTTTTATCAAAACGAAAGGTAAGAAGAACCGAGCTGTTCCAATCAGTGATGAACTTTATGAATTACTACCCAAAAGCCGAACATCAAAACCGCTCTTTACCGCATGTTACTCTGCATTCAGGAGCGCAATAAAACGGGCAGGAATTGAGCTGCCTGACGGTCAGCTTTCGCATGTTTTACGGCATACTTTTGCGTCACATTTCATGATGAGTGGCGGTAATATCTTGGTTCTTCAGCGTATACTTGGCCATACAGATATAAAGGTGACGATGCGGTATGCGCACTTTGCTCCGGATCATCTTTCAGAAGCCATATTATTTAATCCATTGAATAAAATTAATATGTAA